CAACTTGTCTTGGTGCATTAATCTCTTAATCTCCTCAAATGTTTCAACCATTCCAATGTATTTCTGCACTATCCAATCTCTGTCTATCTGATGCTTTTGTGCAGTCTGTTGCTTTAACTCATTGACAGTTAGTTGTATGTTAGTCTTTGCCATTAGTTTAGATGCGTTGATTCTTGCCCATTCAGCATCTTTGTTTGTGACATCATACGCTTGTCTGTATGCCTCTGATTGATTGCCTAATTCAACAACCAACTCTGCAAACTTTCTCTCTTTGATAGTTAGTTCTCTGCTCATCTAATTCAATAAATAATCATTATCATCCTCAATGTACAAGAAAGCAACGTAATCCAATGAGATGCTATCCAAGTTAATATACAACTCATGCCCTGCACTCTTTGCCTCTTGTATTGTTTTAACTGCTGAATCATTTAAACCTACTCCATTTACTTCATCAATATAGACGTAGCTTATGGTTTTAAAGTAAGCATACAATATCCCATCAGAACCTACCAATATTCCATCGGCATTGTTGAACTTCCAAACATCATCCTCTCTCTCACTTCTATCATCCACCTCGCTACTCATTTCTTTTTACCTCTGCTTTTGTATGATTCCTTTGTTGTGAAATACCAATTGCAAATCCTTTGCATTGCTCTTGAAACACATACATTGCATCCTCTATCTAATTGATTCCCGGAATGCTTTTGATACAAATCAAACAACTCATTGATTTCTTTCTCTTTACCTCTTGTCATGCTTTTAGTTCGCTGATACATGAAAAGGATATCATCATATTGTTTTAATTGTTGATAGTATGTCATAGCTTAAACAGTTTTAAATGCCTCTCAATGCCCTCTGTGAGTATTGGTACGCATGCAATGTATAATATAAAATTTTGATTTAATGTCAATGTATATGCAACCGCCAACCATATTGATAGACAAGTTGCACACGAGAATGGTTTGTAAGATAATGCAGTCAATAGGATTGCACCAACATAATAGAGATACTTGTGTGCAGTTACTTTTTTTATAAATGATGGCAGATAATCAGCTATCAGAAAGGGAACTGTTGAACAGAACATCAATGCTTTTAACTCATCCATTACACTTTTTTTGCAAAGTTATCTAATAAACAAAAGTTAATATTAGGTTTTCTTGCCTCTCTATCTTTTTCGTCTATTGGTCTGCCGTTAGCCTGTTCTTTTTTCTTAATTATTTCCACGTTTTTCAAATTGTGTTTTTCAATTAAGTAGTCGTGTTTCCCACCTTTACTTGCAGTTAGTGTTAAATTTGCGGGTATTTTATCCAACCTATTAACCCAATAATTAACGCTTTTAGTGTATGCCCAAAACTCAACGTCTTGATGCTCTGAACAAATCTTTAGCCACATATCAAAATATTCTTGGGAGTAAAAGTCACCACTCATGTGTATTCTTATATGCTTTGCCTTTGTTGGTATTTCGAGTATTCCACCACCACGTAAAAAGTCAAAGTTTTTCCACCTGTGTTCTCGTACTCCGGGAAACCTCTCTTGCATTGCCGAGTAACAACGGTACGCATTGCTCTTGTTGTCAAACTTACCTGTTTCCCTATCTACTTTTACTAAACACTCAAGCGCAAAAGGGCAACTGAACCCACTTGGTAAATTCCATTCATAAACTACGCCGTCGTAGTATTTTGTTTTTCTTAAAAATTTCATTTAATCAACCCCCCCATAATTGTCTAAAGTTATCTGGCATTAGTTTCTTGACTCTTTTCAATCTATTGTGCAACCATCCGTAACTAAATGAACCTGCACCACTCTGCTTTAACTCCTCGTACATTTCTTTAAAATTATACTGCACTCCAAAATAGGCTTTCATCAATCCGATGTCAATAGCATCAAAATTCTTGTTTTGTTCCATGTAGTTAATCACTCTCCTCTGCTCAACATACTCATCCCGGTTGTATGTCTGCTGAATGTCATTAGTGAAATGATACAACTCAATAAAATCTTTGTAGTCTATTGAATGTGGGCAATTGTTTCTGTGTTTCAATCTCTGATAATTATATTTTGAATAACCGCTATTGTAATTAATCAACATAATCTTTGCACAATAATCAATCAGCTTTCCCTCTTTATTAATCAGCATCAATTGCTCTTTGTCCTTTTCAAGTATCTGTATTATTACCTCTTGCAACAACTCATCTTGCTCATCCTTTCGTCTGGTAATCTTCTTGCTCAAATCCATCAGAAAGGAGTACACATCTTTTATTGCATCATTATAAGTCACCACAATTACTGTAAATATCACAAGACTCAACATCATCAATCATATCAAACAAATCAATCTGATATGCTGAATCTTGATGAACATCTCTTATTTTTTCGTTTGACTTACTTGATTCTTTTACTATTTCATTTGCACTTTTGCCCTCTCTAAAAAAAGTATATTTATTTTGACCATACTTACTCTCCATTGCTTTTACAAAATCAAAATTGCGCTTATCTTCTTTTGCTATCTGATGCAGTTTTTTGATGTTCTTTTTCCAACACGCTTTACAATTTGTTTGATATCCTTTTAAATTTAATCTGAATGGTTGTTTACTCCACCAATGATTAATTTTTTGCTTGCTCATTCTTTTAAATTCAATAAAAGGATATATTAATTTATTTTTAATTCTATGACTTGACACTCTATCAAACTCATCTGCCCTAATTCCGATAGCAGTATAGTAATTCTTCCATCCAATGGTTTTGATATATGAATGAATTGGATGAAGTTTCAATTCCCGATTACAATGAGGAAAGTTTTGATTTGGTATGCCGTATTTTTTTATTACATCTTCAAATGGCTCTCCCTTTCTCGATGCAGTTTGATAGTTTACTATTTTATGCCTTGTGCCTTTCCCATTCTCTGGATTAACTTTTGCCTCAACCCATACAACTCCAAGATTCCATTCTTTATCACATCGATTTACAAAATTCAATGTTTCCTCATTCTCCTCGCCTGTATTGGCAAATACAAATGCCATTTCATATTCATCAGACTTGTTGTCAATCAACCACTTTGCCATGTATGCAGATGTTTCACCACCGCTAAATGATACTAATAATTTTTGTTTTTTCATAACTCAATGTTATCCTCTAATCGTTTGCACCTTTCTTTTAAACTCCTCACTTCCATTTTACTCTCTGCCCATTTATGCCTGTATTCTGATGCAACTGAATAATGTTTTGTTGATTGCTTTTGCAATTCAGATATCAACAGTATTGCCTCAATCAATGTCTGCTGCTCATCCAGATTCTCATTCTCTCCTTTAGCTTTTATCCTCTCCAACAGATGTTGCAACTTGACTTTAGTTGTTAGTATCTTAATGTCTATCATAATCCACAGTATCCAGAATCGCATTCATTGAAATCATCATCAAACAAATCTAATTGAGTAAGGCTATCTTTTATCTGTTGATAAGTACTTCCCATCAGCCAAGTTCTACCACCATAATCTAAATTAGATTTCTCATCTTGTTTTATAAACCAATCAAATTTATTAGGTTCAAGATTACTCATATGCTTTAATAATATTGGATTTTTATGAAAACAACCAACACAATTGTTAAATTTAGCAAATCTAACAGTTTTGTTTTTCCAATACTCATCAATATTATCTTTAAAAATACCATCTGTAATTAACGGGAATGTTGGTTTTTGCCATTCAACCATTCCCCACTTATTTTGATTACCTGTCTTACTTTTGCCAATTATTGCTTTCAATTCACTATTGCCATTAAAATTTGTTTTGTCTAACATTCTTTTGGCTCTTTTTGTTTCATTTTTTCTAAATCCAATTCTAAATTCTGCAACTTCATTAATTTCTTTTTTCCACCAATCAAAAATAGGTTGCAACTTCATTTGAGTAGTACAAAACCTCATTGTCAAATTTGGCACATAAGTTTTCACAGTACCATCTTTATATTTTCTTTTTATTATTTCATCAAAACATTTTCCTGCAACCCAATCAATTTTAGTTCCTAACATTTGCTCAAGGTCAAACATTGTATAGATTATTTCATCCATTTCTAAAGTACCAATGAACTCTCTGCCAATTTTATCAGATACCATTTGTCTAATCTTTGAATCTGGAAACATACAACTTTTATCATCTGTACGCACTAATGCAAATACGTTGTAATCAGCAGGATAATTTGCCGCAATATAACTTGATGTTTTACCACCACTTAATGAGTTAACTGTTTTCATTTTGTTTTGTTTTAATTGTTATGTGTTTCTCTAATTTTGACAATGCAATTATTATATCATCAGAATTGACATTAGTATCTTCAAACGCATATTCAAACAATCTAATCAAATCTAATTGCTCTGAATTATCTTCATC